CCCGGAACCGCCCGCGCGCTTGATGCGTTTATTGAGGGGATGACGCTGCATTTTGTCACCGACCGTAAGCCGCTATCGCGCGAGGAGATTTTGAGGATGGTTGAGAGGGTTGCAGGGTAGTAGATAAATTTTAGATAACAAAAAACCCATTTATGTAAATGGGTTAGTGAAAACAACGACTTGCAAGATAATCAATAAATTAGGTTGGTGGTCAGTGGTGGTTATTACGGGGTAATGCCAACCGCTGCCGCCACTTTGTCGCCACTTGGCAGCGTTGCCAGAGGATTGAAACGGAGCGCCGTTTCCAGATGATCCGGTGCCAGATGTGCGTAACGCATAGTCATTTTTATATCGTGGTGTCCGAGAATTTTTTGTAAGGCCAGAATGTTTCCACCCGACATCATGAAGTGCGCCGCAAACGTATGGCGCAGAACGTGTGTGAGTTGACCGCGAGGGAGCACGATAGACGTTTTTTCCATCACGGATAAAAATTGAAAATAGCAGTCTGTGAAGAAATTGAACCCATCAAGCGCCATGATCTCTTCGTAAAGCTCTTTACTGATAGGGATGCTTCTGTTTTTCTTCCCCTTCGTTCTTACAAAGGTAATTCGGTATTTGGTCACCTGTGAACGAGTAAGATTTACGGCTTCTCGCCAGCGTGCGCCTGTGCTTAAGCATATCTTAACTACCAGTGCCAGAATTGGGTCCTGACGTTTGCAATCAGCCAGTAATTCAACAATCTGCTCATGGGTAAGCCATGCCATCTCTTTTTCTGCGATGGTGAATTTTCGCATGTTCTCCAGTGGGTTCGGATACGACCATTCGCCCAGGCGGGATAGTTCGCTAAAAACACTACTTAGATAGCTTTGCTCCAGGTTAATGGTGACCGGGCTTGCTCCTTTCTTCCATTTCTCGCTGAAGTAGATCTCACCTGTCAGGCGTTTATCTCGATAGTGGGCAAACATTTTAGAGGTGAGATCAGTTGCAAGGGGATTGCCCAGAGCGTCAACCATCAGCAGCAATTTGTCATAGACATGCTGCCCAGCAGTCAGTGATTTACCATGTAGTTTGAACCATAGCTCAACCACGTCTTTCAGTGTTCGACGATCCACTGATTCACCTAGCCAGGGCTTTGCTTCGGTTTCTTCCATCGTGTGACGCTCAAAAGCCAGTGCTTCGCCTTTGGTGGCGAATTGTTTACGCACACGACGCCCACTACGTCCGGCGGGGTAACATTCGCAAAGCCATTTTCCTGTGGTGAGTTTTCGTACAGCCATAAAAAATGCCCTCCAATAGAGAGCATTTTTACTGTATGTATAACCAGTGTCAATGTATGAAATCCTGCGACCATACATCTCACTGAAGCCATAATGAAGTAGGCTATTCTTTTTGCTATGTGATCATGTAACTTTTGCGGTTAACCTGTGGCTCATTTTTATTTTAGGCGCAGATATAAAAGCAAAAGTTATCGTGAGTTTTTAGTACAGATTTTTTTGGATTTACTAATAGTTCCATCATTGCAAACGAATTTGCCATCAGAGGTACAGTGAGAAACACCTCCCTTTTTCCCTGAGCAGGGATAATTTCTAGCATAGGTAGCTAGTGGGTTTAATAACAAAGAACATGACAAAACCACAAAAAATACCTTACCAAGCATAATTTCCTCCCGGTACTATTTAACATACTTGACTGTTAAACTTATAATTTTACCAATTATTTCAATGTCTTCTATCTTACATTCGAAGGCTCTGTTTCCACCCTCGACGAAGATTCTTCCACCGGGTAAACGAGTAATGTCACGGATCGTTATTTCGCCATCAATACTTATTACCCATTTACCATCACGTATATCATCAAATTCCTTATCACAAATAAATTCAGAATTATTATCTGTGATTACAAAAAGATTCTTGAATGCCGACGGTAGAAATTCTCTATCGAAAATATAAAAACCGTCTTCACACAAGGCCCCATCAGATAATACATATTTAGCAACTTCCATAGTATTTGTATTACCTGAAGTTTGCTTTGAACCATGCCCGGTTGTGAGCCAATTAAGCGAGGTGCCTGTTTCAAGGGCGCACTGGATTACCCATTCTGCTGGGAATGAGTCACGCATGTAGCGTGTGGCGAGTGTACTTTTAGAGATTCCTAAATGATCGCACAACGCCTGTCGAGTCTTGAATCCATAAGCTTCTACCATGCGCTCTATGGCGCCTCGTCCGCCTTTCTCCAAATTCATGGTCACTCCAAGTGAACTTTTATCTTGACGATTTCACTGTGCGATCGTATGTTTATGGTGTTCACAAAATACAAACGATCCGTATTCGTCCTGATTAATCATCATTAAACGAGGAATGTTGCATCATGAGACCTAACATTTCAATCACTCTTACCACGCCTCATGTGACTATTGAACGCTATAGCGAGCTGACAGGGCTATCCATCGATACCATCAATGATATGTTGGCTGATGGACGCCTTATCCGTCACCGTCTGCGCAAAGATAAAAAACGCGAAAAAGTGATGATCAACATAGCAGCAATGACCGTTGATGCGCTTTCAGAATGCAATCTAAACCTTAATTAGTTCGATTCTGAAATACATCAGAGGCATTGACCATGTTTGATTACCAAGTTTCCAAACATCCACATTTTGATGAAGCCTGTCGTACATTTGCACTGCGCCACAATCTGGTGCAACTGGCAGAACGTGCAGGCATGAATGTGCAGATTCTGCGGAACAAGCTGAACCCAGCTCAGCCTCATTTATTAACCGCACCAGAAATCTGGCTGCTTACCGATCTGACTGAAGATTCAACGCTGGTAGATGGTTTTCTGGCACAGATTCATTGTCTGCCATGTGTACCGATTAATGAGGTGGCAAAAGAGAAACTGCCACATTACGTCATGAGTGCAACCGCAGAGATCGGGCGTGTTGCTGCAGGTGCGGTGTCTGGCGATGTAAAAACCTGTGCCGGTCGTCGTGATGCTATCAGCAGCATTAACTCTGTAACACGACTGATGGCGCTGGCGGCTGTTTCATTGCAGGCCCGTTTACAGGCTAATCCTGCGATGGCGAGTGCAGTTGATACCGTGACTGGCCTCGGTGCTTCATTTGGTTTGCTGTGAGGTGCTTATGCTGACGAAAGAACCATCATTTGCATCGCTGCTGGTTAAACAAAGCCCGGCAATGCATTACGGTCACGGCTGGATCATGGGGGAGGATGGTAAACGCTGGCATCCGTGCCGTTCACAAGATGAATTGCTGGCAGAACTATCTACGAAAAAACGGGGGAACAAATGGCTATTGAAGGCACTGCAGCAACTGTTCCATTAAGCCCCGGTGAACGCCTGAATGGACTTAATCACATTGCGGAGTTAAGGGCGAAAGTTTTTGGCCTGAATATTGAGTCAGAGCTTGAGCGGTTTATTAAAGATATGCGTGATCCATGGGATATCAATAATGAACAAAATAAAAGGGCACTGGCTGCCATATTCTTTATGGCAAAAATTCCAGCTGAACGTCATAGCATCAGCATTAATGAGCTGACCACTGACGAAAAGCGGGAGTTGATTAAAGCAATGAATCATTTTCGTGCAGTGGTGAGCTTATTTCCCAGACGGCTAACCATGCCGAATTAACCAACTAATGAAATTAATGGCGTAAACCCGCCGGGCATCCCTTTATCTAAATTCAGGAGAATTGATTATGCGTAATATTGAAACCCTCACGACTAAAACCGGACCGGATGACGCAGGGCTTAATATTTTACTGACAGAGGCTCGTCTGGAAGAACGCCGGGCAAGGGCTGAAGCAATGGCTGCTCGCCTTGATAGCCTGGCGTGTTATATCTCATCCCGCCAGCTAAACCACGTGGAAGCGGCAGAACTGCTGCGCGTGACTGCTGAAGCAATCCAGAACGAAGCGCAGGAGATCCACTAATGGCTGATGCAATGGATCTCGTACAGCAGCGCGTTGAAGAAGAACGCCAGCGCCATATCCGTGCAGCCCGTGCCAAATCACCGGGCGTGTCACGCGTACTTTGCATTGAATGTGAAGCGCCAATTCCGCCAGCACGACGCCGCGCCATTCCGGGAGTGCAGCTTTGCATTACCTGTCAGGAAATCGCAGAACTGAAAGGCAAACATTACAACGGAGGTGCTGTATGAGCACCATCCTGAAATGGGCGGGAAATAAAACCGCCATTATGCCAGAACTGAAAAAATACCTTCCTGCTGGCCCGCGACTGGTTGAACCTTTCGCGGGTTCCTGTGCTGTGATGATGGAAACGGATTATCCCAGCTATCTGGTTGCGGATATTAATCCTGATTTAATCAACCTCTATAAAAAGGTTGCCGCTGATTGTGAATCGTTTATATCTCGCGCCAGAGTTTTATTTGAGATCGCAAACAGGGAGGTGGCTTATTACAACATAAGGCAGGAGTTTAACTGCTCAACTGAAATTACTGATTTCATGAAAGCGGTATATTTCCTGTATCTCAATCGTCACGGTTACCGTGGTTTATGTCGCTATAACAAGAGCGGGCATTTCAACATTCCCTACGGTAATTATAAAAATCCGTATTTCCCTGAAAAAGAACTTCGCACATTTGCAGAAAAAGCCCAGCGAGCAACGTTTATCTGCGCCAGCTTTGATGAAACGCTGACGATGTTGAAGGCGGGAGATGTGGTGTATTGCGATCCGCCATATGACGGTACGTTTTCCGGTTATCACACTGATGGTTTCACTGAAGATGACCAGTATCACCTGGCATCCGTTCTTGAACATCGGTCATCAGAAGGACATCCGGTCATTGTTTCTAACAGTGACACATCCCTGATCCGTTCGCTGTATCGCAATTTTACTCACCACTATATCAAGGTAAAACGCAGCATCGGTGTGGCAGCTGGCGAGGGTAAATCAGCAACAGAAATCATTGCTGTTTCCGGGCCGCGCTGCTGGATGGGATTTGATTATTCGCGTGGCGTGGATAGTTCTGCCGTGTACGGAGTACGTGCATGAGTCATGCCGATATGAACAACTGCTGCGGCTTTAACGAGGCTGCCGCAGCATTCTCATGGAACAGCCCGAAAAAGGCCATTAACCCTTATCTGGACCCGGCGGAAGTTGCGCCGGTTTCTACGCTTTCAAACCTGATCACTCTGTACGCTGCCGATAACGAGCAGGAACAGTTGCGCCGCGAGGCACTGAGTGATCAGGTCTGGGAGCGTTATTTCTTTAATGAATCACGTGATCCTGTCCAGCGCGAAATGGAGCAGGATAAGCTCATTAGCCGGGCAAAGCTGGCGCATGAGCAGCAGCGTTTTAATTCAGACATGGTCATTCTGGCGGACGTCAACGCCCAGCCTTCCCATATCAGCAAGCCGCTGATGCAACGTATTGAATACTTCAGCAGCCTGGGCAGGCCAAAGGCTTATTCCCGCTATTTACGTGAGACGATTAAGCCATGTCTGGAACGACTGGAGCATGTACGCGACAGTCAGCTATCTGCATCTTTTCGCTTTATGGCAAGCCATGAAGGGCTGGACGGCCTGCTGATCCTGCCTGAAATGAGTCAGGATCAGGTGAAACGCCTGTCCACCCTGGTAGCTGCGCATATGAGTATGTGCCTTGATGCAGCTTGTGGTGATTTGTATGCCACCGATGACGTTAAGCCAGAAGAAATCCGCAAGACATGGGAAAAGGTGGCAGCGGAAACCCTGCGTCTGGATGTCATCCCACCTGCGTTTGAGCAACTCCGTCGGAAAAGAAACCGCCGTAAACCCGTGCCCTATGAACTCATTCCGGGTTCGCTGGCGCGTATGTTGTGCGCCGACTGGTGGTATCGGAAATTATGGAAGATGCGTTGCGAATGGCGGGAAGAGCAGTTGCGCGCTGTTTGCCTGGTCAGCAAAAAAGCATCTCCTTATGTCAGCTATGAAGCCGTGATGCATAAACGTGAGCAGCGCCGTAAGTCGCTGGAGTTTTTCCGTTCTCATGAACTGGTGAACGAAGACGGCGACACGCTGGACATGGAGGATGTGGTAAACGCCAGCAGCAGCAACCCTGCGCATCGCCGCAATGAGATGATGGCCTGTGTTAAAGGTCTGGAGCTTATCGCGGAAATGCGCGGTGACTGCGCCGTTTTCTACACTATCACCTGTCCGTCGCGTTTCCATTCCACGCTAAATAACGGCAGACCAAACCCGACCTGGACAAACGCGACGGTAAGACAAAGCAGCGATTATCTGGTCGGCATGTTTGCTGCATTTCGTAAGGCGATGCACAAAGCCGGGTTGCGCTGGTATGGCGTGCGGGTGGCTGAGCCGCATCATGATGGCACAGTTCACTGGCACCTGTTGTGTTTCATGCGCAAAAAAGACCGCCGTGCCATCACTGCATTACTGCGTAAGTTTGCCATCCGTGAAGACCGCGAGGAGCTGGGCAATAACACTGGGCCGCGCTTTAAGTCTGAGTTGATTAACCCGCGCAAAGGAACGCCGACAAGCTACATCGCGAAATATATCAGTAAGAACATTGACGGTCGTGGTCTGGCTGGCGAGATCAGCAAGGAAACGGGTAAATCTCTGCGTGATAACGCTGAATACGTGAATGCCTGGGCGTCTCTGCATCGTGTTCAGCAATTCCGCTTCTTTGGTATTCCGGGGCGTCAGGCTTACCGTGAACTTCGCTTGCTGGCTGGTCAGGCGGCAAGGCAACAGGGTGACAAAAAAGCAGGTGCGCCGGTACTGGATAACCCGCGTCTTGATGCCATTCTGGCTGCTGCTGATGCTGGTTGTTTTGCCACCTACATCATGAAGCAGGGCGGCGTACTGGTTCCCCGTAAATATCACCTCATCAGAACCGCTTATGAAATCAACGAAGAGCCGACCGCCTATGGCGATCATGGCATTCGTATTTATGGCATCTGGTCACCCATTGCAGAGGGCAAGATCTGCACTCATGCAGTGAAGTGGAAAATGGTTCGTAAAGCCGTTGACGTTCAGGAGGCGGCAGCCGACCAGGGCGCTTGCGCCCCTTGGACTCGTGGCAATAACTGTCCCCTTGCTGAAAATTTGAACCAACAGGAGAAAGATAAATCAGCTGATGGGGACCCCAGAACGGACATTACCCGCATGGATGACAAGGTGTTGCACGATTACCTGCACAGTATGAACAAAAAGGAGCGCCGGGAATTGGCTGCAAGGTTACGTCTGGTGAAACCGAAACGGCGTAGAGACTACAAACAGCGAATTACAGACCATCAACGACAGCAGCTCGTCTATGAACTGAAATCCAGAGGATTTGATGGCAGCGAGAAAGAGGTCGATTTACTCCTTCGCGGCGGCAGTATTCCGTCAGGAGCAGGCCTGCGTATCTTCTATCGGAACCAGCGTTTGCAGGAAGATGATAAGTGGCGGAACCTGTATTAATTACGCTGGTTAACAATTCGTGCTCTTAATAATACCAGGCATATCAGGCTGATAAGCGTAAAAAAACGTTTTACATCAGTAAGATTATTATATACTGTAAATATAAACAGTGGTTATACATACAGTATTGCGTGTGGTGTCATAGGAGGAAAGATGCAGGACTATTTTTTGGAGTCTTTGAAGCTCCAGCGCATTGATTTTTTTCTTAAGCTTGTAGCGGCTAGTGAGTGTAGTGATGAAGAGAAAGGGCTGGCTCTGCAGTGGGTTTCTGAATTGACTGATGAACTCATGGCAAAAATCAGAAGCCACGAATACAACCGCTCAATGGATGTCATCAACTGAGGTGACTTTTATGCGCATTGAAATAATGATCGATAAAGAGCAGAAGATTAGCCAGTCTACCCTGGACGCCCTTGAATCCGAGCTTTACCGCAATCTGCGCCCCCTGTATCCCAAAACGGTAATCCGTATCCGTAAAGGTAGCTCTAACGGTGTGGAACTGACCGGACTGCAACTGGACGAAGAAAGAAAACAAGTGATGAAAATTATGCAGAAGGTGTGGGAAGACGACAGCTGGCTGCATTGATTTTGTCAATAGACGCTTGTTTTTACTAATCAAAAAGGGTTACATATGAGTGAGAGGCGATGTCAATCAGATATCGCCTTGTTTTTTGTCAAGAAAAGAATAATAGGCTAAAAATGAAAATTAATAATGTAGCGTTACCAATATCTCTTGCTGTAATCCTAACTGGTTGCGTGCCACATGCTTCTAACCGAAATATCACTGCTATTGAAGTGGTGAAGCCTGCTATTGGGCAAAGTGCTACCGCCTACATGGGCGATCCCATTATCACATCTGCTACTGGATTTAAAACGGACGTACTAGAACTTGGTGCGGCTAATGGTGCATTGTCTTCTATCGCTGCTGGTACATATTGCAGTGAGGGGAATGGAATTTACCGCAATTATCATAACCCTCAAGCTGTTGCGTTAAAAAATCTCTATGGGCAAATCGGTAACTATGTTGATTATGTTAGTTACGATGCTGCAAAAAATGAGATATCACCGCCAAATGGTACTTCTTATACTGCATCAGAAATTTCTATCAAACGTGTTCCTGATGGGCTGTGTCGAGTTAGTAACTCATTGGTTAAGACTATCGAATACAATGGAAATGCAGGCGGTGTAATGAAGTTCACCTATCGTGAATTTGCAAACGATATGGCTCGTGCAGCATTTACAACAGATTTTTCTGTAGATTCTAAGGGAAGTGACGTTATCGCTTACAAAGGTGCCAAGTTCAAAGTGAACAAGGCTGATAACTCGTCTATTTCTTATACAATTATTTCTGGCTTTGACAAGGCTGTCACGTTCTAGGTTTCACGCTTGCTGAGTATGTTACGATTTTGCACATTCTGCATAAACGCGCATGTCTATGCTGCATGAGATCGCATGATCGTTTGAGGATCTTTTGTGTTAAGGCCCGCCAGTTCTGGCGGGCTTTTGCGTAGATCATGCAGGTGCATGAAAACCACTACATAAAGCGGGCAGGCGTGGCGGGGATACGAGCGCGCGCAACGGGGTTAAATGGCGAAAATCCGGCGCAATCTCCGGTACGTTGACAACTTCTGTCTAAATTGCAGGTAAAAGGAGAGCACTCTGCAGAATGCTGCTGAGCAGCTAATAGCGCAGGTGTTGCCGATGCGAACAGAACTTGCTGAAAAACTCTGTGAGCAGTAACTTGTGCTCAAGTACCTAATAAATTCGATAAGGACTGAGTATGACGCCAAAAGTTTTTATATCATATAGTTGGAGTAGCCCAGCTCATAAGGAAAGAGTTAAAGCAATAGCTGATAGACTTTTGAGTGATGGAGTGGATGTTGTCATTGACATATATGATTTGAAGGAGGGCAATGATAAAAACGCATTCATGGAAAAAATGATTGTTGATAAAAGTATCACCAATGTGCTTGTGATGTGTGATTCAGTTTACGCAAAAAAAGCTGATAACAAACAAAGTGGGGTTGGCACAGAATCCCAGATCATCTCTCAACAAGTCTACACAAAAGTCGAACAATCAAAATTTATACCTATTGTTTGTGAATTTGATGAGAATTCAGAACCTTGTCTTCCTGTTTTTATGAGTTCGTTAATATGGATTGACCTTTCAACACCAGAAAAAGAAAATCAAAATTGGGAACGGTTAGTAAGGCTGCTTAATGGAAAACCAGCAGATATAAAACCTAAGCTTGGAAAAAGACCCAGTTATTTAGATAGTGGGCAATATGATCCGGTGAGTGAACCACACGCAAAATTTAATAGCTTGAAACAAGCTGTTTTGCAAAATAGGGCAGGTGTTAGTTATTATCGGCGTGATTTCGTTGATTCAGTAGTCAAGTACCTTGACGGGATGAGAATCCGAGCTCGCCCAGAGCAAAATGATTTGCAAAGCATGGGTAGGAAAATAATTAGCGACGTTGCTGCCATGAAGCCTATCAGGGATTATGTGTGTGAATGGATAACTCTTGAGGCAGAGTTTACGATGCAGGATGAATTTTCAACAGAACTAGTAAAGTTCTTTGAAAAAGTTCTGTTACTAACCGAAGCTCCTAGCGATGTCAGTTCATGGCAATTAAACTGGTATGATGCACAAAAGGTATTTGCATACGAAATTTTCTTATATTCAGTTGCTATATTGATTAGATTAGAGAAGTTTCAATTAGTACGTGCGATTTTATCTGCCAGATTCCTTTCTGGTGATAGGCAGTTACCACCGGAACATAGACTCGTGTCAATTAGCGCTTTCTTAGCTGATTCTGAAACGCTACAGGCAGGTTTTGAAGAAGATATAAGGTATTACTCTCCAGTTGCAGAGCTAATTAAAAGAAATGCAGATAGGGAAGATATTACCTTTTCTGATCTTATGCAGGCTGATGTGCTAGTTCTTTTTTATTCATTTTGTAATGATGGTGTCTATTGGTATCCATGCACTATTTATTATGCGAGTTATAATTATAGACCTGAACTATTTTTAAGAGCGGCACAGCATAAGTATTTTGAATATTTAGCAATGATTGCTGGGATAGCGTCAGCGCAAGAGATCAAATTGAAGGTTAAGGCCGGCGCTCAGAGTATGCATAATTCAGGGGTTAGATATGGACGTATGGGAACTGGTTTTGAAAGTATGATGAACGCCGATAACCTTGATTCTATAAAATGATGCAAGCCGCTCTCAAGAGCGGCTTAGTATTAATATGTCCCTAAAACATATGGTGCGAATGAAATAATTTCATCTCCGGCCCAATCATTCAGTTCCTGCAGTCGTTTCTGCAATGGCATCAGCTCATTGCGGACAAAGACGAGGCTCGCTTTCTCCACATCCCCAAACCCCCCAACATTATTAGGCATAATCCCCATCATTTGCGGCGGCACGCGGTGTGCCGCCATCATGTCATCGCGACTAACATTTTTGATATTCAGAAACTCATCCTTTGCCGCGACTTCAGACAATGGGATGATCTGAAGCCCGTCCTTTTTGCCGTTCGGCGAGTACATAAACAGGTTACGGAAGTTGCCTGGTCCTTTGGCGCTTTTCATCGCGTTACGGAGGTTGTTTACATCCTCCTGGTTCTGCGCGGCGTCGGTCATGTACATGATGAAGCCTGCGTGGCTGCCGTTAATGTAATACTTGCGGCGGAACAGCGTGGCGGACTCGTTGAGCAGGGCTGACGGAATGGCAGAAAGATAACCGGGCAGGCCGTAGATCTCCTGGTTGATATCCGGTTCCATCAGGTGAAAAATGCTGCCTTTCGTGAACTGATACGGCTGTGTAGTCATGCCGTATTGCACAAACCAGTAGGTATCCAGGTCTAACCCGCGTCGGGTGTATTTTGCCAGCGCAGGCTCAAGGGCGATAACTTCACCGAATCGGTTCGTGCGTTTCTCCAGGTAGGCGTTACCAAATACCAGATAGTCCTGCACAAAACGTGAAAAAGCCTGCTGGCTGAGCAGCGGGTGAGGGATGTAGGTACTGGTCAGAATGTTGCACTTTACTGCAATCGGGGAACTGTGATGCACTGCAGCGCGGAAGGTGCGCGCCAGTCCGTCAAAGCTGACGGGCGGCTCATACCAACGGTCCATCTGTACGCATTCCACATAGTCCAGTAATTCTCGGCGGTCCAGAACAGGAACGGGATCGCCGAAGCTGAATGCTTCGGCTGTAGTCTGGCTTTTAAGCTGGATCTGTTTCGTCGCCGCAGCGCGGTTCTTCTTACTCTTTCCCATCAAAAAATCTCCACAATATTGCTGGTATTGGCGGATTCGCCCTGCAGCGGTTCGTTAAACAATGCGTGCATCGTTGCCCAGGCCAGATCGGCGTGGCTGGCTTCTTCGCTGCGGCTGGCTTCATAGGTCGGGCGGTTGCCGCTGGCGGTGGTTGCGCGACGGATTGCCATGAATGACTGCGCAATGTCGGTGTGTCCGGCGTCAAACTCCAGACGATGGTGACTGATAATGTCGTAGGCCTTGAGTACCAGGGCGTTTTTAACGTTGGGGTTGTAGACAAACTCCCGGACGGCTGGAAAAAACGCTTTCACGTTCTCGTAAACCCCGTGGCCGACACCTGTCGAGTCGATGCCGATGTAGGTCACGTTGTACTGCTCGGTCAGTTTTTTGATGGCGTCAGCCTGGGCGCGGAAGTCCATCCCGCGCCACTGGTGACGCTCAAGAATGCGGAACTTACCACCCGGCACGGCTGGCGGTGCCACCACCACGCATCCGGCACTGTCGCCGTTCTGCGTACCTTTTGCCGGGTCATAACCGATCCACACTTCGCGCCAGCCAAACGGGCGCAGGGCCAGTGCATGAAAGTCGGTCCAGACTTCCCAGCTGTCCACCATGCACGCTTGCAGCTCGCTGAGCGGGAACACGGACGCGAGATCGTCCACAAACTCACACATCAGCAGGTTCTGGTATTCGTCCGGGCTGTACTCCATGCGCAACTGGTCGAGGTCGAACAGGTTACAGCCGCCCCGCACCGCATCTTCCACGGTGACTATCTGGCGGTACTGCCCGTCTGCACACAGCAGGCCGGGGGCCAGATTGCTGTGGGACAGGTCGATGTCCACCTTATCGGCTTTGTTGCGCCCTCGGTTGAACAGCGCACCGGACCAGAACGGATAAGCACTGTGTGTCAGACTGGATGGTGTGGAAAAATAGGTCTGTCGCCATTTTTTGTGAATAGCCATACCGGAAGCCACTTTGCGCAGCTCCTGGAATTTCGGTATCCAGAAATATTCATCCAGATACAGGTTGCCGTGGTAACTCTGGGCCGTGCGGGCATTGGTGCCGAGGAAGTAAAGCGTGGCCCCGTTAGGAAGCACCATCGGATCACCTTTCAGCTCCACCTCGACTTCTTTGGCGAAATCGATGATGTACTGCTTAAAGACGTGAGCCTGTGCTTTACTGGCAGAAAGGAAAATCTGGTTACGTCCGGTAAGCAGGGCGTCAATCAGGGCTTCACGGGCAAAATAGAAGGTCGCGCCGATCTGGCGTGACTTTAGCAGGTTGCGGATGCGGTTGGTTTTTCCGGCTTCCCACCAGTGGCGCTGGTAGTTGAACATGGAGGAATGGAAAATTTCTTCCAGCTTCTCAATTTGTTCATCGGTGAAAACATTCTTTTCCGGCTGACGGCGCGGGCCTTTGTTGCGGTTGGCGACGTTAGGGTTTAAGTCGGCTTCGTTGCCGCCATTGTTAAACTTGCCGATCCGCGCGTGGCGCTCAGACTGGCGCGCCAGCAGGTCAATCTCTTTGAAATCTTTCCCTTCTTTGTGCTCCTTCATAATGAGCTGGCAGTAGCGTGCGGCGGTGGTGAGCTGCATCTGATCCAGCGGCCCATAGTCACCCCACTTGTCGCGTTTTTTCCAGCTGTGAACGGTTGCAACTTTCTCGCCCAGCATTTCAGCAATGCGGGCTACGCGGTATCCCTGAAAGTACAGCAGCATGGCCTGCCGACGGGGATCGAGATCTGCGGGTGTCAGTGTGGTGTTCATGGCACAAACCTACAGCCTTGAATGACGGCTTTCCCCGCCTGCGGTTTGTGTGGTTGTCGGTACAAATACCGCGCATTGTTTCACTGCCCCCATCACCGCAACCATAAGGCTCCAGTAAGTTTTTTCTAACGGAGCACGGCTCATGACAGTGAAAGCAAAGCGTTTTCGCATCGGGGTGGAAGGTGCCACTACCGACGGACGCGAAATCCAGCGTGAATGGCTGGAACAGATGGCAGCCAGCTACAACCCGGCGGTGTATACCGCGCTGATTAACCTTGAGCATATCAAGTCTTATCTGCCGGACAGCACCTTTAACCGCTACGGCAAGGTGACGGCGCTGTTTGCTGAAGAAATCACGGAAGGTCCGCTGGCTGGCAAGATGGCGCTGTATGCCGACGTTGAGCCAACGGAATCCCTGGTGGAACTGGTGAAAAAAGGCCAGAAATTATTCACCTCTATGGAAGTCAGCCCGAAGTTCGCTGATACGGGCAAAGCCTACCTGGTTGGCCTGGCTGCCACTGATGATCCCGCCAGTCTGGGTACGGAAATGCTGACATTCAGCGCCAGTGCAGCCCATAACCCGCTGGCAAACCGCAAGCAGAATCCCGCCAATCTCTTTACCGCTGCAGAGGAAACGGTGATCGAACTGGAAGAAATCCAGGATGACAAACCGTCCCTGTTTGCCCGCGTCACGGCGCTGTTCACCAAAAAAGAGCAGTCAGACGATGCCCGGTTCTCTGATGTGCATAAAGCCGTGGAGCTGGTCGCCACTGAGCAGCAGAACCTGAGCGCACGCACCGAAAAATCCCTGTCTGAGCAGGAAGAACGCCTGTCTGAGCTGGAGACTGCTCTGCAGGAGCAGCAAACCGCCTTTAACGAACTGGTGAATAAGCTGAGCCATGAAGACAGCCGCCAGGACTACCGCCAGCGTGCAACAGGCGGTAACGCCCCCGCTGACACTCTGACCAATTGCTGATGGAGCACAAAACCTGATGAAGAAGAATACCCGCTTTGCTTTTAACGCTTACCTGCAGCAGCTGGCGCGTCTGAACGGTGTGGCAGTTGAAGAACTGTCCAGCAAGTTCACCGTGGAGCCGTCTGTACAGCAGACGCTGGAAGACCAGATCCAGCAGTCCGCCGCTTTCCTGACGCTGATTAACGTCACGCCAGTGACTGAGCAGTCTGGGCAGTTGCTGGGGTTGGGAGTTGGCAGCACCATTGCCGGAACCACTGATACCACCGCAAAAGAGCGTGAGCCTGTCGATCCGACGCTGATGGTCGATGTGGAATATAAATGCGAGCAGACCAACTTTGACACGGTGCTGACCTACGCGAAGCTGGACCTGTGGGCGAAGTTTCAGGATTTCCAGGTGCGTATCCGTAACGCCATCGTGAAACGTCAGGCACTGGACCGCATCATGATCGGCTTTAACGGCGTGAAGCGTGCGAAAACCTCCAACCGTAGCGAAAACCCGCTGCTGCAGGATGTGAACAAAGGCTGGCTGCAGAAAATCCGTGAGGATGCACCGGATCACGTCATGGGCAGTACCACCACGGGCGGTGAAACCACACCGGGTGCGGTGAAAGTCGGGAAAGGTGGCGAATATGCCAACCTGGACGCTGTGGTGATGGATGCGGTCAATGAGCTTATCGACGTGGTTTACCAGGACGATGACGATCTGGTGGTGATTTGCGGTCGTGAACTGTTGTCTGACAAGTATTTCCCGCTGGTCAACAAAGAGCAGGAAAACAGTGAAAAACTGGCTGCCGATATGATCATCAGTCAGAAACGCATGGGGGGCCTGCAGGCCGTGCGTGCGCCGTTCTTCCCGCCGAATGCGCTGCTGATCACCCGTCTGGATAACCTGTCCATCTACTGGCAGGAAGACACCCGCCGCCGTTCAGTTATCGACAACCCGAAACGTGACCGGATTGAAAACTTTGAATCCGTTAACGAAGCCTATGTGGTTGAGGACTACCGCTGCGCCGCACTGGTGGAAAACATCCAGATTGGCGATTTCAGCGCCGCTGCAGCAGAAGCCGGAGCGTAATTCATGAGCCTGAGTCCCGCACGGCAGCATCGCCTGCGCGTTCAGGCTGAACAGGCCGCCCGTGAGGGCGGCAGTGTTCGCCACGCGTCGGGCTATGACCTGATGCTGCTGCAACTGGCGGAAGACCGCCGCCGTCTCAAGGGCGTTCAGTCCACGGTCAAAAAAGCGGAAATCAAGGTGGAGCTGCTGCCGAAGTACGCCGCCTGGGCGGAGGGTGTCCTGGCTGCCGGAGGCGCTCAACAGGATGACGTGCTGATGTACGTGATGCTGTGGCGCATTGATGCCGGAGATTATGCCGGGGCGCTGGAGATCGGGCGTCATGCCCTGCGTCATGGCTGGGTGATGCCGCTGGGTAACCGCAACGTGCAGACCGTGCTGGCAGAGGAAATGGCAGACGCGGCGCAGAGCGCAATGCTTGCCGCCACCGGCTTCGATGTCGATCTGTTGCTGCAGACGCTGGAGCTGACAGACGGTCTGGATATGCCGGACCAGTCACGGGCGCGTCTGCATAAAGCGATTGGCGCTGTCCTGAGTGAAAGCAATCCGGCTTCCGCCCTTAATCATCTCAACCATGCGTTACAGCTCGATCCCCGCTGTGGCGTGAAAAAAGACAAACAGCAGCTGGAGCGCAGACTGCGCAATGACAGCCGCTGACAGAACGTGCCCCTGCGCACGGGCGGCACGGGGTGGCGAAAGGCACTGCCACATCAAAACCCCGTCCACCGCCCTCTATTTCAGGAGAAAGCAGCATGAAGTTTGTTGCGCCAGAACAGGCACCGGAACAAGCGGAAATCATCAGAAATACGCCGTTCTGGCCTGATGTGGACCTGTCGGAGTTTCGCAGTGTGATGCGCACTGACGGCACGGTGACGCAGCCGCGTTTAAAACAGGTTGCCCTGTCGGCAATTTCGGAGGTCAACGCAGAGCTGTATGAGTTTCGCAGACGCCAGCAGATGCTGGGATATGCCTCGCTGGCAGAGGTTCCGGCAGAACAGCTGGATGGGAAAAGTGAGCGCATTCAGCACTATTTCAACGCGGTTTACTGCTGGGCACGCGCCATGCTCAACGAACGTTACCAGGACTATGACGCCACGGCATCCGGTGTGAAGCGGGGCGAGGAACTGGCGGAAGCCAGCGGTGATTTATGGCGTGACGCCCGCTGGGCCATCAGCCGGGTACAGGATGCGCCGCACTGCACTGTGGAGCTTATCTGATGAAAGTGCGTGCGCATCAGTATGACACGGTGGACGCGCTTTGCTGGCGTCATTACGGGCGCACGCAGGGTGTCACGGAGCAGGTACTGAAGGCAAATCCGGGGCTTGCCGAATACGGCCCCTTTTTACCTCACGGGCTGCAGGTGGAGCTGCCGGACATTCCGACAACCACCACCGTGCAGACCGTCCAGCTATGGGACTGAATTATGACGCTTGAGCGAATCAGCGCCTTTATCACGTATTGCATCGCCGTCGTGCTGGCCTGGCTGGGCGATTTGTCCATCAAGGATGCCTCAACGCTGGGCGGCCTGATGATCGGTGTGCTGATGCTGGCTATCAACTGGTACTACAAACACAAAGCCTACCAGCTTCTGCGCGACGGGCAGATCACGCGGGAGGACTATGAATCCATCAATCGTTAAACGCTGCCTTGTCGGGGTCGTGCTGGCTATTGCTGCCACGCTGCCGGGTTTTCAGCAGCTTCACACCTCCGTGGAGGGACTGAAACTGATTGCCGATTACGAAGGCTGTCGTCTGCAGCCGTATCAGTGCAGCGCGGGTGTCTGGACCGACGGCATTGGTAATACATCGGGCGTCATTCCCGGCAAAACAATCACGGAACGACAGGCAGCAGAAGGGCTGATCTCCAACGTGCTGCGTGTGGAGCGGGCACTGGAAAGGTGTGTGAAGCAACAGCCACCACAGAAGGTGTATGACGCTACGGTGTCGTTTGCCTTCAACGTGGGGACGGGCAATGCCTGTAGTTCCACGCTGGTGAAATTGCTCAATCAGCGGCGCTGGGCGGATGCGTGCCGACAGTTGCCGCGCTGGGTTTATGTAAAAGGTGTGTTTAATCAGGGGCTGGATAACCGCCGTGCGCGGGAGATGGCCTGGTGTTTACAGGGAGCAAACTGAAATGAAAAAGAAATTAATCAGCGGACTGTTTCTGATGTTATGGATGGCGCTGTTAATCGCAGCAATGGTGTATCCGCAGGGGATCTTTCCGGTACTGGCAGCGTCCGGCGTTTGGGTAGCCTGTTTGCTGACATGGGCGGTAATTCCGGTAGCACTGGCTGCGTTAATTCAGAATGGCCCGCTCTGGCAGGAGTTAAGGGCATCTTTGCTGAAGACAATTACCCGAAAAGAATACGTATTTATCAGTTGGGTGATGCGATTGCTGATTGTTGTAAGTCTCGCATGGACGGGGTGGGCTATTACCCTGGTCTTTTATCTACTGACCGTTATTGCCTTCTGGATCACCCGTAATCAGATGGCGCAATAGGTAGCAGCATGAACCGGTTGCTGCTGGTTGTGCTGGCGTTATTACTGGCGGCGCTGGGCTGGCAGACGTGGCGGCTGGCTGATGCCAGCCAGACCATCAGCACGCAGGCAAACGAGCTGCAGAGCAAAAGCCAGGCACTGGCAAAGAGCAACAGCCAGCTTATCAGCCTGTCCATTCTGACTGAAACCAATAACCGGGAGCAGGCGCGGCTCTATGCCGAAGCAGAACAGACCAGCGCACAGCTGAGACAACGACAACGCCGGATCGAGGAACTGAAACGTGAGAACGAGGATTTACGCCACTGGGCTGATACTCCTTTGCCTGCTGACATTATCCGGCTGCGGGAACGTCCGGCACTCACCGGAGGTGCAGCTTACCGTCAGTGGTTGTCCGCGAGTGACGCCGTGTCGGCTGGAGCAGGCAGCACCGCGCACTAACGGTGATCTGAATGCGTTGCTGGATGAAACGGAGGCCGCCTGGGCGGTCTGTGCAGACAAAGTGGACATGATTATTGCGTGTCAGGAGCGAAACAGTGAACAAACTACAATCCCTGCGCCACGCCCTCAATAAAGCGGTGCCTTATGTCCGCAATAACCCGGACAAACTGCATCTGTTTGTGGATAACGGTTCGCTGGTTGCCACGGGGGCCAGCTCCATGTCATGGGAGTACCGCTACACCCTGAACGTGGTGATTGAGGATTTCAGCGGCGACCAGAATCTGCTGATGGCCCCAGTTTTGCTGTGGCTGAGTGATAACCAGCCCGATGCCATCAATAACCCGGCGTTACGGGAAAAGCTATTCACCTTTGAGGTGGATATTCTGCGCAACGATGTCTGTGATATCAGCCTCAACCTGCAACTGACGGAGCGTGTGCTGGTCAGCACTGACGGCAGTGTGTCGAGCGTTGAAGCTATAGAGGAACCTGATGAACCTGAAGAAATGTGGACGGTGAAACGTGGCTGAACTGCAGAAAGTGGACGACTGGCTGAGTGCCTTGCTGGCTAATCTGGAGCCAGCCGCAAGAAGCCGCATGATGCGCCAGCTGGCGCAGGAACTACGCCGGACACAGCAGCAAAATATCAGAATGCAGCGCAATCCAGATGGCAGCAGTTATGAACCGCGACGGGTAACAGCACGCAGTAAAAAAGGCCGTATCAAACGTCAGATGTTTGCAAAGCTGTGCACCACAAAATACCTGAAAACTTCCGCCAGCGCCGACTCTGCCAGCGTGCAGTTTGAAGGCAAGGTACAGCGCATTGCCCGTGTTCATCACTACGGTCTGCGTGATCGCGTAAATAAAAAAGGTTTAATCGCGAAATATCCGCAACGTACTTTATTGGGCTTATCTTATAAAACAGAAGAAAATATTATTATGAGCATAAAGGAGGAACTATCAAAATAAAGACGAGGAGGTTTAAATAACCCTCTCGTCTTTTGTTTTTATCCATAAGCCAGCTCCTGTGGAGATGGCGATTGATTAGCTGTTCATGTAAGAGTTAAATAGAGCTGAGATGTTTTGTGTATCCGTAACTGGATCAGTCGATGAGCCTTGTCTGATATAAAACATATTCTCAAAGTCGCAAATTTGACCTGTGCTCTGAATAGTTATCTTGAGTATGTGTAAGCCATTGTAAGAGCAAAACTCAATATTCTTAAGTATCTGCTGTTTTAGAGTTTCAGTGAAATTGTATCCTTGTATTTTTTGTTTTATTAACATAAAGTAATCATCAATGCTACCAGAGACTAACATTGCTTCATGATCAATTCCGTTTATATAGAACCCATTGAACTCAATTGAATTTACTCCATATAAATGTTGAATTCTATCTGCGGTTAATTTATTTTCGGCAATACCAACTAAAATATAGCCTTTTGCGCTTTTTCCAATATTATTTATTGCTACGCAAGTTTGTAATATTCCTTTTAAACATTCATCATCAAATTCATTTTTACCTGATAAATTAAAGAACCCTTGTTTGAAATCATAACTTGGTTGTTCAGTTCTGGAATTTGTTAATAGATTGCGAATTTCAGTTACCCAAGCATGATTCACATACTTTTGAGGAGCAGGTTGGAAGTAACGACTTATTAATGCAACAAGATCATTAACACTTTTTTCACGAGTGCTTGCAGCCCAGCGGCCACCATCGGTAACCATAATTATGGTATTGCCAGTGTTTTTTAATTGCGAGAATAAACCTTCTTTATCAATTAATTGCATATTTTGGTTGAAAAGAAGTTCATAAATAGACAAAAACACAGCTTGATAATAACGAGGGCATTCTTGAGATGAATTATCCTCCCCTAAAATATGGCTTCTAAAAGTATCATTTTTTCCGTCATATAGGCTTGTAATTAATTCATATACAGCTATGAAATTCTGCTTAATAGTGGCAGCGTTATTGGTTTGAATGAAAGACTCTAATTGCTGTCTGACACCATGAGCATGAGAGGAGTTTCCTTGACCATAGAATGTGTCGAGAGAAGTTGACCCAGATGTGGGTTTTTCTTCTAGACTGATATATGCAAGGATATTGGCTATCAATTCCTCGTCATCAGAATCACGAATACTTCGTCTTGTTAAAATATGATGTTTTATATAAAAGTGGTTATCGATATTTACCCCGTACTCCAATCTATCGTTACTGATTGAAATTTTGTGCATTTGCTGGAGATTCATAATGTCAGAATGGCTAGTATCACCTCTGATCGATGTTGATATCGATCTGACCAGTTCAGAGAAGTTACTAACTGTTCCTGCACTACGTAATTCTTGTTTGGATAAAATCTTCCCGTTTGAGTTTATTCGTCTGAATACTTCGTCAATATTTTCATTTGTGGAGCTATATTCTGATATTGCAAATCGATAACGTGCAATAATTGCTGAAGAATCACGGGAAAGGATTGGTTCTTTCTGAATTAAAGTTCCATTATCTTTAAGTTGTTTTGTTAAAGCTATAGAGTCCAAATCAAAATATTGTCCATCTAATGAAAATCTCTGTTCGATGAAGCTCATAATTGCTTCTAATCTTTGCATTCCATCCAATATTTCTCTTTGTTCATTGATGGTAACAAATAATAATAACGGAATAGGATATTGTTGCAGCATAGAAGATATTAAAGAAGTCTTTTCTTCTAGAGACCATACAAGTTTCCTTTGATAACGTCTATTGACTATCAAATTTCCTTGCAAATACCATTCGTATAATTGCTCGGTAGTCCTTGAGTCAATATCAAGATTTTCATTTGGCATAATTTTTCTCCTTGTTAGATTGAACTTATATATTGTCAATAAACATCTTTTGTGTCAAAGATAACATAGCAACCGCCTAAATTAATTGGCTTTTAATAATTAAAGGCGTTGCTTTCAAGTGCTTTTTTAAGAGCATTGAACTTCTTAACTTGCGCAACGTCATTCGACCTTTTGCAACGTATTAATGCTCTAACGCAGACCATTGAAAGGCATTTGTTCTATGTCTAATACAATTACAAAGGCTGTCTACTGCTTGCTATTGATGGCAACCTTTCCCTATGAACGCACAATTAACCGAAATCATGCGCCTTATCACCAACCTGATCCGCACAGGTGTAGTCACCGAAGTGGACAGGGCAAACTGGCTGTGTCGGGTGAAAACTGGCGACCTCGAAACCAACTGGATTAACTGGCTGACACTGCGCGCGGGCAAATCGCGCACCTGGTGGAAACCGTCTGTGGGTGAGCAGGTTGTGCTGTTCAGCCTTGGCGGCAATCTGGAAACCGCGTTTGCCCTGCCTGCGGTCTACTCAAACCAGTTTCCGCCACCTTCAGGCTCTGAGGACGGCAACGTGACGGAATACCCGGACGGCGGCTGGTTTGAATACGAACCCGCCACCGGGCGCTGGTATGTCAGGGGCATCAAATCAATGGTCATTGAGGCCGCTGACAACATCACCATGAAAACCAGTGAGTTTGTACTGGAGGCTGACCGCACGCGTATTAACAGCGAAGTAGTGATCAATGGTGGCGTTACCCAGGGCGGCGGTGCAATGAGTTCTAACGGAATTGTGGTTGATGCACATCAGCATACTGGCGTCCTGAAAGGCGGCGACACAACCGGAGGCCCGGTATGACGCTTTATAGCGGGATGAACAATACCAGCGGTAAAGCCATTACTGATATTGACCATCTGCGCCAGTCGGTGCGGGACATTCTGCTGACACCGCAGGGTAGCCGCATTGCCCGTCGTGAATATGGTTCTCTGCTGTCGGCACTGATAGACCAGCCACAAAATCCGGCATTACGCCTGCAGGTCATGTCGGCAGTGTATGTGGCGCTGAATCGCTGGGAGCCACGGCTGACGCTGGATTCCATCACCATCAACAGTAATTTTGACGGTTCAATGGTGGTGGAGCTGACCGGGCGGCGTAATAACGGTGTGCCTGTTTCCCTTTCCGTATCAACAGGAGCAGAGAATGGCAGTGATTGACCTTTCGCAGTTGCCTGCGCCGCAGATTGTGGATGTGCCGGACTTTGAGACGCTGCTTGCCGAACGCAAGGCAGAATTTGTGGCGCTTCATCCGAAAGATGAACAGGAAGCTGTGATGCGTACGCTGGAACTGGAATCTGAACCCGTCACTAAATTGTTGCAGGAAAACGCTTACCGTGAGTTGCTTCTGCGACAGCGCATTAACGAAGCCGCACAGGCGGTGATGGTGGCTTATGCCATAGGGGGCGATCTGGACCAGCTCGCCGCCAATTACAACGTGAAACGACTGACGGTGACACCTGCTGATGATGACGCTGTGCCGCCCGTTGCGGCTGTGATGGAAAGTGATGAAGCGTTACGCCTGCGTGTGCCTGCAGCCTTTGAAGGGCTTTCAGTTGCGGGGCCAACTGCCGCTTATGAATTTCATGCCCGAAGCGCCGACGGTCGGGTGGCGGATGCCAGTGCAACCAGTCCGGCACCTGCACAGGTGGTGCTGACTGTCCTTAGCCGCGAAGGCGACGGAACAGCAGAAAAAGATCTACTGGATGTGGTGGAAAAAGCCCTGAACAGTGAGAACGTCCGCCCGGTGGCTGACCGTCTGACGGTTCGCAGCGCAGAAATCATCCCGTACCGGGTGGATGCCACCATTTTTCTCTATCCGGGACCGGAAGCAGAGCCGGTAATGGCAGCGGCAAAAGCCAGCCTGCAGAAGTACATCGCCAGTCAGACGCGGCTTGGTCGGGATATTCGCCGTAGTGCCATCTTTGCCGCCCTGCATGTTGAGGGTGTTCAACGTGTGGAACTGGCTTCCCCGCAGGCGGATGTGGTCCTGAACAAAACGCAGGCGGCATCATGTACGCAGTGGAGCGTGACCAACGGGGGAACGGATGAATAGTCTGCTACCACCGGGTTCAACGCCACTGGAGCGCCGACTGGCGCAAACCTGCAGCGGAATTTCTGATTTGCAGGTGCCGCTGCGTGACTTGTGGGATCCGGCAACATGTCCGGTCAGTTTCCTGCCTTATCTCGCCTGGGCGTTCTCTGTGGATCGATGGGACGAGGGCTGGACGGAAAGCGTCAAACGCCAGGTGGTAAAGGATGCTTTTTATATACATCAGCATAAAGGAACCACCAGTGCTGTGCGGCGGGTGGTGGAGCCGTTCGGCTTCCTGATCCGCATTATTGAGTGGTGGCAGACCGGAGAAACACCGGGCACGTTTCGCCTGGACATTGGTGTGCAGGACCAGGGCATCACTGAAGATACCTATCTGGAGCTTGAGCGGCTGATAAGCGATGCCAAACCATGCAGCCGTCACATGATCGGCATGTCCATCAATCTGCAGACCAGCGGCCCGCATTGGGTGGGAGCCGCCAGTTATCTTGGCGAAGAAATCACGATCTATCCGTATATCAACGAAACAATTATTTCCAGCGGCACCGCGCATGAAGGCGGGGCGGTCCATGTTATTGACACAATGAGAGTGAATCCATGAGCACAAAATTTTATACCCTGCTGACGGATATTGGCGCGGCGAAACTTGCCAGCGCCGCCGCGCTCGGTGTGCCTGTAAAAATTACCCATATGGCGGTCGGCGATGGCGGCGGAACATTGCCAGCGCCGGACGCAAAGCAGACGGCACTGGTAAATGAGAAACGCCGGGCTGCGCTGAATATGCTCTATATCGACCCGCAGAATAGCAGTCAGATTATTGCTGAACAGGTGATCCCTGAAAACGAGGGTGGTTGGTGGATACGTGAAGTAGGCCTGTTTGATGAATCCGGGGCATTGATTGCCGTGGGCAACTGCCCGGAAAGCTATAAGCCGCAACTGGCTGAAGGCAGCGGGCGTACCCAGACCGTGCGCATGGTGCTGATTACCAGCAGTACGGACAATATCACCCTGAAAATCGACCCTGCTGTAGTGCTGGCAACCCGTAAATACGTGGATGATGAAGTCCTGGAATTAAAGCTGTATGTGGATGACCAGATGAGAAACCACATTGCCGCACAAGATCCTCATACCCAGTATGCGCAGAAACATAATCCGACATTTACCGGAGAACCAAAAGCGCCGACGCCTGCAGCAGGAAATAACACCACGCGGATTGCGACCACTGAGTTTGTTCAGGCCGCTATTACTGCTCTGATTAACGGTGCGCCAGCCACGCTGGACACACTGAAAGAAATTGCCGCAGCCATTAACAATGACCCGAAATTCAGTATCACCATTAACAATGCGCTGGCACTAAAAGCACCGCTGTCGAGTCCGGCACTCACCGGAACGCCAACAGCACCTACTGCGGCACAGTCGGTCAACAATACACAGATTGCCACTACAGCTTTTGTGAAATCAGCGATTGCAGCAATGGTGGGTTCTGCACCTGCGGCACTGGATACACTGAACGAACTGGCGGCGGCACTGGGGAATGATCCGAACTTTGCCACGACAATGCTTAATGCGCTGGCAGGTAAACAACCGCTGGACAATACGCTTACCAATTTGAGTGGAAAGGATGTTGCTGGTCTTCTCGCATACCTTGGTTTGGGAGAAGGCTCAGCGTTACCTGTTGGTGTACCTGTTCCGTGGCCTTCAGCCACACCGCCAACAGGCTGG